GATACATAGATTTCAAACACCTGCGTAGACAAAACCTCGCCGCCTGCATTCCAGACGGAAATCTGCGCCTCGACTGCCTTTGCCTCGGAAAGAATCTCATTCGTCAGGGCAAATTGGCATCTGCCTGTTTTGGCATCCGTCACTTCCCCTTGGTTGAAAAATGTGCTGCCGTCCGCCTTTCTGAATGTGATACGCACCTGCTCGCCCGTCAGATTGATTGGCACGCCGTTTTCATACAGGCACACATCCAAATATCTGGATTTTGTATCATTCTGCACAGGACGAATCCCGATGCTGTTCGGCTTTTTGTTCACATCAATTTCCAGCCGATTATACGTTTTTGCCATTTTTCTCACTCCTTTCTGTTTTCCGCATCAAAAAAGCACATCCGTTTTATTTTCAGATGCGCCTTTCTTGACAGAATATCTTTCTTTTGGTATCATAAGCATAAGAAAAGGATTACCGCTTTTGGAAGGGCGGTCAGTCCGAATGGTTTTGGAGAGACCGTCTAACTTCTGTTAGGCGGTCAATTTTTATTTATCCCCTGTTTTTACACAGGGCGATAATTGCAACGATAAGAATACCTGTCTGAACTAACTCAGAATATGTAATATACATCGTGCATCACCCCCTTTTCAGAGAGTGACTGAACCGCCAAGCGATAATCCTCGCTTACAGCATACCATACATTTCATTTTTCGACAACTACAGCCATCTCCAACGGGGCTGTATTTTTATTTTGCTGACATTCCCCGTCCAGCGGATTTCGTTTTTCCCGACTTCGAATCTGGGGAAATCCACACCGCCGTATTTGCCGTTCTGGTTGGCGTTTCCCTTGAACACCTCCATCATTTCACTGTCAATCGTAATGCTTTCCTGCACGTTCCGCAAAGGGTAGGAATTGCCGTTGATGTTCAGCGTAATGTCCCCACTGCCGTAAACCGTAATCAGCGGCTCGCTGTATACTGTCCCGCTGTTGCGGATGGTGGTCGGGGCGGTCAGCTCCAAAGCATCCCCTGCGGCATTGACGCTGTATTTGAAGGGCTGCGTATCCATCACAACCTGAAATTTCTGGAACACACGCATCATCTGAGCAATACTGATTTTATTTGCAATCATCACACGATAAACCTTATCCGGCTCTGTTGAAAATGACATTTCGCCACTGCCGACAAGCCATGCTGTGATTTCGTCCATCTTTGCACGCTTTATCAAGGCGCATTCCATCGTTCTGTCATAGCTTTCATAGACACCCTCATCTGTATGCAAAGATCCGTTTCGCCCCGCTACGGTAATGCTTTCTATCCGCCGCTCCGCACGCACCGTTTCCGGCATAGCGGTCACAATGACCCCCATCTCTCGGCTGTCAACGCCTTTGAATGTAAACCATGCCTCATGTATCATTTGTTACCACCTCTCCCTGCGCTTTGCTGTCTGCGGAGAAACTCAATCTGCTCTGCAACAACTCTCGCCTCTCTTTCGCTATTCACACTGTCGATATGCACGTTAATGTCCCCGTAGGTATAGGTCTGGGACTTGCTAATTCTACTCCCTGCCTTTTCAACTTTCGGCGGTTGTGCAACCTTATCCATGCTACTTTGTACTGTGCGCATGACCGATTTCATTTTGTCCTTAATGCCGATTTCGTAGCCCTCCATGGAATACTCGCCGAAGCCTTCAAAAACCTTAGAGGGCGAATGAATGTCCAGTTTAGACTTCGCTTTCGCAATCGCCGCCGCTACCACTTCTGCAACTGCCTGAATTACGCCACTCCTTCCGTTCTCAATACCATCGGCAAGTCCTGCCATCATCATTTCGCCAATATTGACATACTCAACACGAAAACCCGTCATAACCTCGACAAGCCGCATTTCCAATGCCTGCACATATTCCGTCAGAACAGGCTCCTGCGCCTGCAAAGAGGCAACAATCTGTTGCATGGTTATCCCCTGCGTATTTTGGCTTGCATTCGCAACAGCTCCGGAGACAGCACTTGTGGCATCCGTTTTACCGCCGGCAGCCATGCCCTCCGTAAAACTTTTTGCCGCTTCTGTCCCCGCCTGATACAGTTCATCCTTGACCTCTCCAATGGTCTGCGGCAGCTTTTCGGTGTAGTTCTGTTCCAGTGCATCAAATTCACTTTGGTAGAATTTTTTCGCCGCATCTGCCGCCAACTGCTGTTTTTCTTCGTATTTTTGGATGTATTCCTGCAATTTCACATCAGACATACGGGAGAGCTGATCCATGTAGTCCAGCGCATCATCCACGCTCATTGCGGAGATTTCACTCATTAAGCCCCCAGACAAGCCTTTTGTCTGCATTTCTTCAATCGCATTGCTGTATTTCTGAATCTTTCTGATTTCGGCATCCAAATCCCCAAGCTGAAATAACTCCTTATCGTCCTCCGTTTTCACCCGCTCAAACAAAGAGCCGTAGTCCGCCAATTTTTCCTGCAAGCTGTTTTGCTTACTTTCAATCTTGGAAAGTGCCGATTCGTATTCCTTCTGGAAGGTCTGCAACGCAGAAAGCCGCTCCTTCAGCTTTTTCTCCTCTGCCGTTTTTGCGGCATCCTCCTGTTTTTTATTCCAGTCGCTTTCCAGCTTTGCAATTTCTTCCTGTATCTTCTGCCGATTCTTCTTTTCTGCCTTTTTCAGCTCCGCACGCTTTTTCGCAAGGTTGCTCTCGTATTCCCTCAATTCCTCGGCGGCTTTCTTTTCCTCCGATTTCTTCTGTAAGGCTTCAATTTCGCTGTTGGTTTTCTCTAATTCGCTTTTCAGCACGTCCCCAACCTTACGGGCAGTCTGCTGTGCGAAGGCTACCATGGAATCCATCCCCTCTGCCGCCTCTGCAACATCCTCAGCCATCTGCTCTGCCGCCTTGACTGCCTCGCCTGTGCCATCCTCGATGCCGACAGCAACGCCGGCAGGAATCTGTTTACCGACCTCATCACGCATGACGCGGGAAGGGGAATGAATATCAAAGAACTTTTTCAGGGTTGAAGCCGCAGATGAACCAAGTTTTGCAGCCGCTGCGACCACTTTATTGATTGCCCCTTTTGAAAGTAGACCATTTGCAAATCCCTTTGTACAATTTTCAGCAACACTCTCCATTTCGGATTCCGCTTTTTTCATTTCAATAAGCCCTTTATCCTTCATAGTTACAAGTGCATTTGCATATAGCACAGCATTTTCATCTACTCCGACTTTCAACGCCTTCGGGACTTCCCTGCCGGCATCCGCATACGCCTGTACCGCATTCAAAAAATCATCCTTCGTGGACATTAAAGCATCCAACTCAGCCTGTCCGATGTCATAGCCTGCATCCTGTGCCATTTTCAATCTAGTTGCAAAATTTCTCGATGTGACTTCCAGTTGCTGATCCAACTGGTTCTTCGTTTCATCTGTCACTCTCTGCTGTTGATATACATATTCATTCAGCCCGTTTTTGATTTCTTCCAGACTATTGGACTGGCTCAAAGCCAAAAGACCATCATATTCATCAATCGCCTGATATCCTTCACGCAGAATATCGACCTGCTTGTTGTAATTACTCTCCAGCTCTGCAAGGTTATCCTTCACCTGCTGTAAAGCAGCCATAGCCTTTGTCTGTTGCCCCGTACTGCCGTTCATCAACGCATCTTGAAGCTCTTTCTCCTTTTCAATCAGCTCCTGTTTTTTTGTGGCAATATCATCCTCCAGAGTTATAAGGTTCTGCATTGCCTCTGCTTGGTTCTGGATTGCCGCCGTATAAGCCTCCTCTTTTGCGTTCAAAAGGGCATTGACACGCTTCTTTTCCATTAGCAAATCCAGATTATCAGCTGTCTGCACATACGCCTGTCCTTCCTTTTCCGTCAGAGAAATTGCATTCGGAAGCACACTGTTGATTTGCTCCGCCAGAGCCTTTGCCCTGTTTTCGTAGCCATCCTTTACCTGTCCGTTTGCATCGCAAAGCTCCTGCAGCTGACGAATCAGGCTGTCTGTGTAATCCATTTCAGAAAGAGATTGATTGATGCTTTCCTGCGCCGTTTCCTTCATGCTCTTGCGTGCCTCTGCCTGCTGATTGATGGAATCTGTTGTTTCCTCCAGACGCTTTCGGAACTCGCGCATCCCCTCGCTTTCTTCCTCTGTCGCAGAAAGCAGAGAAACCAGCCCAATGGTCAATGCTGCCGCACCTGCAATCAGAAGTCCGAGCGGACACGCCGCCACCACAGCATTATAGGCAGTCTGTGCCGCAGTCATGAGGGCAATCTTTCCTGTTACCACGCCAACCACAAGCTCTTTTGCGCTCAGCGTAGAGGTCAGCAGTAACTCCGCATTTCGATTGACTGCCAAAGCCGCTGTATAAACACGCACTGCCTTTTCCGCCGCCTGCCAGCTTTTCACTACCGTAGAAAGACTTTGCACTGCCTTAAAGGTTCCGATTGCCGCCGCCGCTGTCAGCGTTACATTCTTAATCTCCTTTGTGTGTCTGAGCATAGCCGCAAGGGCGTTGATTGCCTTCGGCAGAGCCTTCACCGCCAGAGCGGTTGTTTCCTCCATGAAATGCCCTGTGCTTTCCGCAAGGTTATCCACACTTTCCGAGAGTTTTCCACTCCGCAGATTTCTTGCAACCTCATCCACCGATGTGATAGCGGTTTCCGCAGCCTCTTTCATAGGGGTTTCAAATTTTTCATAGACCTGTATACCAAGCCCTTCCAGACCACTGCCTAGAATCGTCATCTGCCCCTTGAGGTTGTCCATCTGCACATCTGCCATATCCTGCATGGCACCGCTGCTGCTCGCAATGGATGCAGAAAGATTATCAAACTCCGCACCACAACCCGCAAGCATTGCCTCCGCACTTTTCAAATCTACTTTATTGAAAATATCGTTCAGTACGTTTGTTTTTTTCTCTTGACTCATGCTCTGCATTGCAGCGTCCAGCTTTTTGAAGGTTTCATTCAGCGGATTCAGATTCCCTCCCGCGTCAAATGCAGACACACCAAGGCTTTTCAGCGTTGCCGCCGCTTTATCTGTCGGTGCGGATAAGGATAAAATCATGTTTCTCAGAGCCGTACCACCCTCTGCACCCTTGATACCTCGGTTCGCCAGAACACCGAGAGCCGTATTCAGCTCTACTGTGCCGCCTGCAAGGTTCTTCGCCGTACCGCCAACGGTCAGAATTGCTTCGCCAAGCTGTGCCACGCTGTAGTTCGCCTTACTGGATGCCCTTGCCATCTGGTCTCCGAACTGTGTCAGATTGTCCGCGCTCGCCTCGATGCCCAGAGCCGCCATTGCATCTGTCGCAAGGTCAGAGGCATACGCCAAATCAAGTCCGCCTGCCGCTGCCAGATTCAGCACAGAGGGCAAAACCTCTGCGGATGTGCCTGCGTCATACCCCGCCAAGGCAAGATAATTCAAAGCCTCTGCCGCCTGTGTAGCCGTAAATTTTGTGGTTGCGCCTGCGTTCTTCGCCGCCGTAGCCAGTGTTTCATAAGCCTCACTGCCGTTATGGATTTCTGAAACGCTCATCCCCATGGTTGCCGCTACTTGCGACATGGATTCCTCAAAGTCACTGCCAACCTTGATTGCCGCTATGCCAAGCCCCGACAGCGTACCCACCGCCGCCGCTGCCGCAGAAACCGCCGCTTTCATGGCTGCCTTCATACGAGCGGAGCTTTGTTCGGTCTTATCTAAATCCTTTGACAGTGCATCCGAGCTGTTCCCCAGCTCCTGCATTTCCTGTTCCATACGGTTCATTTCCGTAGTTGTGCGGTTCATCTTGGTTTGCAGGTCATTCACGGTCTTAACCTGTCTATTGTAGGCATCCTGCGCCTTTCTGGCCTCCTCGCTGTTCTCCCCAAACTTCTGCTTGGATTTTTCCAGCTCATCCGACAGGGTTGCAAGTCTTGCCTTTGCGCGCTCGCTCTGGTTTTGCAGCAGCTTCATTTTCTCCGCCGAGGCATTGAGGGAACGCTTCAAAACATCACCCTTTGCCGTTACCGCGCCTTCACTGTTCTCCATGCCCGAAAACGCAGAAATTACGGATTTCATTTCACTGCCTAAGTTTTTTAATTGGGAATTGATTGCCGCCAAGCTCGACCGAAACGCCGCCTCGCCGTCAATGCCAATCTTTGCACCAATATCCGTTCCCATTTCGCCACCTCCTTTTTTTGCATGAAAAAAGCACCCAAATGATTTGAGTGCTTTCTGATTTCTTTGTATTTAATTTAAAAGTGTGCTTATCATTGCATCCGTCTGATACATGTCATTATCCTTGCGTGTGTATGTGTATTTTACGGCTGTGTCCGTTTCGGAATAATAAGGTACTTTACAAAGAATTGTAACCTCGCTGACATTTTTCAATTCTTTTCCTATTCTTGCCGCAAAATCTTCACTGTACATAGCCAACATTTTCTTGGTTGTGTCCTTTGAATTTTTTGTATTCCAGGTCAATTCCATCAAAATAATATAATCATTTTCCGCATCCGTTCCTAAATTTTCATTGACAAGGATATTAGAAACAGTAGCAGATTTATAATTTTCTGCACATATTGCTCTTGCACTGTTTTCTATTGTTTTCTGCTCTGTCATTGTGCTTTGCTGCGATTGATCCGTCTGCTCTCTTTCCGTTTCTTCCAGTCCATCAGCGTAGCCATTATCCATCATCATAGACATAGCAATCTTTTCAATATAATCTTGACCGCCATAATAGCACGCCGGGGCTTGCAAAACATCACTGTACCCCGCATATTCCGCATAAACACACACCTTTTCTCCTACCTTTGGAACAGCAAAATATTTTTGCAGAACTTCCTCTGTAAAGCCTCCGTATTCCACGCCTAACATCATTAACAGCAAACTGGGGTCAACAATAGAAACCTCTCCGACATCCGTCTTAACGGTAAAAGAGCCGATACTCATACCTTCTTCGCCCTCCGTTACCTCACTTTCTGTTACCTCACCCTCAATCTTATACAATTCGCCTTCCAAGCCGTTTTCGCTTGCAGGCGTTGTATAAATGATTTCTGGCGGTTCACCAAAATTGGCGGTATCTACAAAGGCATCTATGTGTTCCGGATACACCTTGACCTCATTGGTTTCCTCTGTCTCTGTTTCTGCCTGTTCTGTTCCGCACCCTGCGGCAACGCCCATCATCAAGCAACCACATAATAAAACAGCCAAAATTTTTTTCATACTACCCCTCCTGTGTCATATCGTGCCATTTTTCTAAAATTTATCACATAACATGACGTATATCAAGAATATTTTCACGATTTTACACAAAATCCATCAGCCGCCAGAATTCCGCTTCCTCCTGTGCCTTGGATTTTTTCATTTTTGCGCCTTCGTTTCTAATCTGCTCCACAGCAATCAGGTCGCACAATTCGCCAAAGGGAAGGGCATAGGCTGTCTCATAGGACAGCCCGATTTTCAATCCGTACCAGATGCACCACCCGACATCTGATTCTGTCGAGTGGTCTCCGCGTTTTTTCCTTCTTCATCTTCTGTTTCAATCCTTCTTTCGCTGCCGTCTGCAATCGTTTCAAAGATTTTAGTCTGCATATCCAGAAGATCATCCATGCCACATAAATCATAAAGCGCATCATAGCTCAGAGGGGGCGGTGTGCTGATGCCTTCCATCTTGGCATATTTCGCCCCTGCATCCATCATGGCAGACAGCAACCAGAAGCTCTCATCCATTTTCTGCACCTCTGTCCCCTCCGTCAGCGCCTTCCCGATATTTTCCGCGTTCTCGTAGCGTTCCGAACAAGCACGCATCACGCGAGCGGAAAAGCACAGCAGATATTCCTTTTTGTTAATTTCAATTTTCGCCGTTCTCATACGTTTCTTCCTCCGTTTCCTCCGTCAGATTTACCGTTTCTTCTCCCCCGTCATGCTCGGCTGTCATGACGGCATTCATTGCTCCCCCGTAATACCGAGGAATTTCTTAATTGCAGCCTCTGCGTCCGCCTCGCTGTCCATAGGGGAGGAAATCATCTTCCAAGGGTGTCCTGCGGCATCGCTGCGCAGAATACTACCGCTGATTTCAGGTGTCCCCCATTCGACCTTTTCGCCCTGTGTGGTGAAGGTGTCGTTAGGGTTAGTCGGCTGAATCTTCGGCAATACAACCGCCTGCCACTTGGTTGCACTGTTTTTCTGGATTTTTATGATTGCGCCAAAGCCAAGGTAAGGCGTTTCCTGCTCATCATTCCAGATGTACCATTTCGCATCCTTGGTGCTGACATCCGATCCCGTCATTGCCTGCTCGATAATACCCAATACCCTCAGCATAACATCAGGCAGCAAATCATCCGTTGTCAGCGTCCATGTACCGCCTGCAAAGGTATTCGCACTCTCCGCAGGTCCATTGTCTGCATAAAGGATATTATCATCCGCGCCCTCCAATTCAATGGAAAGCTCTACCGCCTTGCCCATCAGCGCGCCGCCGCTATAATTTACTGTTTCGCCTGTGTTGCTGTATTTTGCACAATAAGGTTTGCTTAAGCCAATCTTTGCCATATCTCCCTCATCCTTTCATCGTTCTTTTGATTTCCGTTTCAAATACTTTTTTCATTTCTGCCTCCGCTTTTGGCTTCGCCGTTTTCAATGCCTTTCGCGCAAAGGGCGTTTTCTGAGAAAAGCTTGTACCGCTTTCCGCAATTCTGGCAATCAGCGCAAGAGGCTGTCCCTGCGGATATTTCGGCGTTTGGATATCGCTATAGCCTGTAAAGCCGACAAGCGTATCAATCCTGTCCCCCTCCGATTGGAAGGGCGCAACGCCCAGTCCCTTTGCAAGCGCCGCCTTCTGTTCGTCCGTGATTCCTTTGAGGTAATGCCCTGCACTGCGGTCATTGTCGGTCGGCAGTGCCTCCACAGCGGAGCGGATTTCGTCCGCGGTCACGCCTGCGCCCTCATAGAGTGCCTTTTTCGTGATGCCGTCCGCACTCTGCCGCAGCTTTTCCAACTGCGCTATGTAGCCGTCCAGACCTGTGAAAGTGAGCTTTGCCATCAGAACACCTCCCAAACCCATTCATAATGCGTAAAGCCTGTTTTCTCCTCATACTGCACGCTGTTTAATTCCCACGCAATATATGGGGATGCGTCAAAAGCCGCCTCCAACTCCTCCTTCCATGGGTCAAACTCCTGCTTGGTAAAAAGGTCGGTTGTTCCGGTGACAGCTTTCTCCGCATGGGTATCGTCCGCAGGCAAGTCGTTCGTACCGTCCTCCTGCCAGACAAAATAGCGGTCGGACTTCATGGTTCTTCCGTGCCGCACCGCATCCGTCACAGCAAGGTGTGCCGCTATGATGTGTTCCTGCCAGCTCATGCCATCACCTCAAATTCCTGTTCGATTTTCGCAAGTGCCAGATCCACGCAGGGCGGATAAATCTCCATGACCTTCTGCACCGTATCAATGCGGTATTGCTTTCCTTCCAGAAGTGCCACATCCTGCGGAGAAACCGCCCCCGCAACAGGCACCCGAATCACGCGCACAATCTCCACCTGTGCCTGCTTGCTCTGATAAATGCGGTTAATACCAAGTCTTTGTTCCGCAAAGCGCAGCTTTATTTTTTCTGTCAGCTTTTCCTGCGGCGCATAGCCTGCCTTTGCCGCATCGCAGACAGTGCAGATTGTCACAAGCCCATCATTGAACGCCTGCGTAATCTCATGCTTCGGTCTGTTTGGTGCTTTCCACATACTCTCTCACCATTCTTCCGTTCTGCATATTCAAAATCAATGCCATGTAGTTGTTTTCAAATACATCCAGTGCCTCATCTCTGGCGTAGCGTACAAATTCCATCATCAATGTACGGGGAAGTCCGTCCGCATCATAATCCAGAACGCTACCACCCTTTTCGTTCAGATATGCCATTGCGGCGGCAATAAAGCCACGAATTTTGTTATCCGTGGCTTCATCGTCCCATGTAATATTCAAATGGTTTTTGACATCCGCCAGAAGCTCCGCAGAAACACTCTGCCGCTGCATCAGGATTTTGTCACAGTGACGGTATAGGCTTTGGTGGTTGTGCCGTCAGCCGCCGTTACAGTAACCTTAACGGTATTTGCGCCTTCCTTCCACGTTGCCGCAGAGCCGTTGTCTACCTCCGCATCATTTGCCTGTACGCTGATTTCCGCGCCTGCATCAGAGGGTACTGCCGTAATGGTGTTGGTTGCGTTTGTGGTTGCTGCTGTGTAGGTTGCGGTTTCCTTCGCAAACGCAGGAGACAGGCTCAGACTGCCAATCTTCAAATCGGACAGTGTCGCATCATTGGAGGCGGTCGCCGCTTCCACCTGCTCCACCTTATAGGTCAGGGGCTTGAGGTCTGCAATATCCAGATACAGGAAGGCGTTGTTATCCATCGGGAAACCGTTTGCATACAGCTTCACCAGATAAACCCTGTTATCCTCCAAGAACTGATACTGGTCGGAATAATCAATCTTCCCCTCTTTGCTCATGCCTGCCGCCGCAAAGTATTTCTTCCCCAGACCCAGAACCGCCTCTCCGCGGCTCAACGCCGCAGACTGGATAATTGTCATGGGGTAAGGCACAACATCATTGCGATAGGTGCCATCGGGAGCCATTACCGTTGTTGCGGGCATCACCCTCTGGAAATAATCCTGCGGATTGACAATCAGAAGGACATTCTCCACCGCTCTTGCCTTCCCGTTGGGGTCTGCCGCAATCAGAGAAATCAGATTGCCGACCGTTTTCACGGAAAGGTCATTTACCTTGATTTTCTCCTTTGCAGGATAAACGCCGCCTGTTACGGTAACGCCATCACCTACCTGACGCATCATGCCAATAGGCTTTTCATGCCCATCCCCCTTGACAATGCCTGCCTCCAGACCATTCGCCAGTGCTTCATACAGAATCTGTCTAACGTAATTGTCCAGCCATTCGGGACCTAAATCCAGCATTGCCTTGCAGACAGGCAGGAAGGCGGACAGCTTCAGCAGGGTTGCATTGACTTCCTTGAAACCGGAAAGCAGCTCCTTCACAATCGTATCCGTCAGTGCGCCCCACTGCGCCTCCTGCCGTCCATTGGTGTTCATCAGCATCTTGATTGCGCCGCCTGTGGACAGGAATCCGATATGGGACAGCAGAGGATGCTCCTCTCTCAAATCATCGAATACGGAATCAATCACTGTCTCAGGCATCACAACATCCAGATTTGCCAATGCCTGCTTGGGGTCTGCGGCACGCATTGCCTCGCCCAGCTTCTGGTAATACTGCTTTTCGGCAGAGGTCAGCTGACGCACGCCACGGGAGGTCAGCGCCCTGCTGTCATTCTCCTGTCTGAGCTGTTCGATTTTGTCCTCATAGTCCTGCTTAATGTCCTCGCCGATGCACGCCATCATGTCATTCATGGCGGCGGCAAAGCCCTCCTTGTCATCCTGCTGCAACGCTGTCTGCATTGCCTGTCTGATTTCTTCTCTTGTTTTTGCATCATTGTGTTTCATTTTCTATCACTCCTTTATTTTTCTGCATCAAAAAAGCCGTTCAGCATCGCCATGATACTGTTCGGCTCTTCCTTCTGTTTTGGTTCTGATTTTGGATCACGCTCTCCTTCTCCGGTACACGGCTCTGTCAGCTGACGCAGCTGTGCCACAAGGCTTTTCTGCATTTCAATCCTCTGCTGTACATTCAGATTTGCTTTCTGCATCACGCCCGCAACCTTGGCAGGATCTGCATCCTCCTCCGCAAATCTGTCCGCCAGACCGTATCTGATGCAGTCCTCTGCGGTCAGCCATGTTTCGTCATCCATCATACGGGACAGCAGCGCTTCATCTACCTTCTCTCCTGCCTTCTGCAAATACGCCTGCTTTCCGGCATTGTTGATGATATCCAAATCATCCGCCGCCTTCCGCAGCTCTGCGGCATTGCCATAGGAGAACATCCACATATTATGAATCATCATCAGCGCATTTCGTGGCATAATGATTTCATCCCCTGCCATGGCAATCACAGAGGCAATGGAGCAGGCAAAGCCGTCAATGTAAACAGTTTTCTTCGCAGGGTGCCGCTTCAGCTGGTTATAGATGGCAGTACCCTCAAATACAGAGCCGCCGTAGCTGTTGATATACAGCTTGATTTCCGCAATATCTGCGTATTTCGCCAGCTCCTCACGGAAGGTATTTGCACTGGTTTCACTGCGAATCACCTCATCCGTCCACCAGTCGTAGCCGTCGCTTTCCACATCGCCGTAAATATAGATTTCCAGTACACCGCTTTGCTGTGCCGCCTGTTTGATTTCCCACATGTTTTTCCTGTTCTTCATGCTTATTCACCTCCCTTCCCATCAACGCGGTGCATCGCACCGTCCAGAGTTTCAAAGTTTTTGGTAACAAAATGCTGATTTGCCCAAGGCTCATTGATTTTCGGCATTCCTGCCGCATCCAGTACGTCATTCACGCAGAACGCCGCAGAACCAATCAGCTTCTCGATATTTGCCGCATTGCCGAACAAATCGAAATGCAAAATTGCGGAGGTATCAATCTGCAAATAGGTGCCATCCTTCCATTCTGAAAAGCCGTACCGTTTGCGGTTGATTTCCTCCGAAAGCTGGTCGCAAAGAGGGTCAATGCAGGTGGTCAGCCACCTTGTCATAGCATCCTTGGAATCCGCCACATCGCCGAAAATCAGCACAGGCGGAATCAGAAACCCTCTTGCCGTGAAGTCAAAAATATCATCCACCAAGGCACGTATATCCCTTGTGGAACGCTGTGTATCGGGATTTCCGCCGACATCCTCATATTTGTACCCGTCAAATTCGGGCAGAACCCCGTTTTCGGATGTCAGAAACGGTTTTACCTGATTGCTCAGCATCTCGCCAAAGACTTGGTTCCAATCCCTCTTGCCATCCTTGCCGTCACCGATATTCCCTGCGTTTGCAATCTGGCTGACATGTACCTTAAGGTGTCTGCCGCTGCCCCATTCGTAATTCTTCATTGCCGCCTGCACCAGTCTTATGTATGACTGATACAGCCCATCCAAAACAGGCTTAATATCCTTATGGTTGAGCCGCAGATGCAGCACTTCGCTTTCCGGAAATGTCTTTTGATAGCTATCCTCGCCGACAACTACGCCCTGATATTCGTTTTCCTTCCATGGATGCTCTGCAGCCCTTGTAAAGCTGTCCGCCACCGCCAGATATTCCCGTCCGCCCGTTTTTCCGCCGCTGATAATCAGCACTTCATTCTCCTTGTAGAGCTGATAAATCAGCTTGTGCAAAAAGGCGGTGCTGTTCTGGTTGGGGTTCGGCTCCACGTTCCAGAGGTAATACTCCTCGCCCCTGTTTTCCTCATGCTTTCTGTAGGTCTTGAATGTGCATTTGCCGACTGCATTTGCAATCATCGCCACACAGGTATGAAATGCCAGCTCACGGATGCGGTATTCCTCCAACGCCTGCTGTAATTCCAGAGAGGAAATCTCTGCCGTGCCGCCAAGCCCCAGTTTGGATAAAATCCATCGTTTGATACTGATTCCCATTTTCTCACCCCCTTTAAAATACAAAAGCACCCATTGTCGGAATTTGTACAGGTGCGCCATCGCCAAGAACGGATTCTATTGTCATTGCCGCTACAAATGCCATGAAGGCATCATTCTTGCGGCTTTTTGCCTCGATTTTCGCATAGATAAAGTTGCCCGTATCTATGCCCGATTTTATCTTTGTGCCGGATTTTACCCGCTTTGTGTTGTTCACGCCCCACCGCAGATGGGGAACATTGCCCCAGTGCAGATATTGTCGGTTAAAGCACTCCTGAATCACAGGCTCAATCTGCATAATGTCGGACGGGCGCACCAGCTTGATATTTTTCTGCTCATCGCTGAAGCCAATCTTCCGCAGGCTTTCCGCAACCAGCGCATAGCGGTGATGGTCGAGCGCAAGCATTTTGACATTGTACCTCCGCATACTGTCCCAGATGTAATTCGCCAGTAAATCCGGATGAATCCCGACATCGTCCACAACCGTAACCTCGCCGCGCTCTGCCCATTCCTTCCAAGGTGCTTTCACACGGTGCAGTGTTTTAGACCTTGCACAAATCCATGCATGATTGATGTCGAACCTATCCGCGCCTCTGCGGAAATGCAAATCCACCGCCGCCCAGTCGTCCAGCTCCGCATAATCCACGCCTGCAACACAGCTCCACCCCGTCATATCAGGCAAAGGCTTATTTGTTGCCGCTACGTTTTCATATTCCGTAACTGCAATCTCCTTCGCACCGGAACGGATGCCCATTCGCTTTGTCATAAAGTCCCCGTTCTGCTCGGGATGCTCCAGCCACTCCCTGTATTCATCCTCCACCTCTGCATAGAGCTCCGGAAGATATGGCAAGGACGGATTTGCCATCTGCCAGTTTTCCGGATGATGCACCTGTGCCTTATCATTCAGACAGCAGATAAACGGCAAAAAGCCGTTGTCCGCCTCGCCCTCAAAAAGAATCCTGCGCCCCCTTGCTAAGTAATCATCCAGAGGGCCATCGGAAATATCCCCGTTTGAGGTAAAATAGCCGCGCCTTGGCTGTGCCACCTTGCCTTGCCCCGTGGTAAAAACCTTGATGTTGTCATAATTTTCATACTGATGCACCTCGTTGAAGATAACCTTGCCGCTGCGCAAACCGTCTCTCCCCTTGGGGTTGTTGGTATGCCCTTTCATGACACCCTTGTTTTTCCGCCCCTGAATGACCTCTTTGGTGTGATAATAGTGTCTGCTCAGCTTCTTTTCCCATTTCGGGTTCTCCAGAACATCCACCAAATCCAACTGCGGTCGCTTCGCCTGGTCTTCATTGTTGGCACAGACATCCACGTCGTAATACTTCACAGGATTGTATGGGCTGATGCTGCACGCACCGTCAAAGGCAATAAAGCCATCCTTCCCTGCACCACGCCCCACCATGGCAAACACAATCTTCCATCTGGGGCGGTTGTTGGATTTCCAATAGGTGCAGTCCCAAAGGGCAATCAGAAACTCCTCCCACGGGAACAGCTTTTCAAAACTGAAATACTTAGCCAAGCCCAAATATTTCTCCAGCTGCTCTGTGTCCACATAGATTTCCTCCGTCTCAAAGCATTTTCGCACATGGGCGGCAAGTGCTTTCTGCTCCTCGCAAGCAATGCCGTTTTCGACAAGCTCAATGTATTCCAAGATATGCGGATTTAACTCACAGCTCATCATCCTCACCGCCTGCCGCAGCCTTCGCCTTAACAGCCTGATCTTTAAATCCGAGTGCCGCCCAGATGGAAAGCATCTGACTGGAAACCCTCGTTGCAATGGTCAGAGATTTGTTATCCGTGGTGCCCTTCTGGTTCTCGCCATTCTGGTATTCAATGAATACACCGCGCGCCGAAATATCATCATTCAGCATCTGTAACCAGCACCAAAGGCGCATATATTCATCCACTTTATCCTTGTATGGCTCCGAAATTAAGCCCCTGCTTTCCAGATCATCCTCAAGCTCCTTTTTCAGCGCCTTATATTGTTTTGTTTTTTTATAATCCTTCTTTCCTGCCATCCTTTTTCACCTCTTTTTCGCCATCTACCACACCCTCATGCGCGTATTTTCAATTTTTCTGAACTGTCGCAAGTACAACCCGACCGAGCCAAAATGCCAAAAACCCGTTTTTTTCGAGGGAGGGTATCATATTTTTCAAATCAATCCCACCTCTCCTCGGTGATTGGCTTCACAGTCTTTCCGTATCGGTATCGCACTGTCCGCTCCGGATGCAAGTCCTCATGGCACTGCCTGCATACACTGACAAGCTGCCGCTCCTCTCCATCCCAGATAGATAACGCAAGGTCGGGTCTGTCCTTCAGATGCTTGACATGATGCACAATGTCCGCCCTGCGATACCTGCCCTTTCGCTTGCATATCTGACATTCATGGTTGTCCATCCGAAGAATCTCCGCCCGCAGCTGCTCCCAGTCCTTCCAGTGATAGAAGGAATCTACGTTGTCGGCAGAAATCTTCTCCTGTAATTTCAAAAGCTGTTCTCCCGTCATTCGCATCATCCTTCCGCAAATAAAAAATCCCGATAAGCATTGTAGCTATCAGGATTTCTTTTTATTTCTTTTGATATTTCTATTGACATTTACCCTTTTTCGTGTTATTATATAAACAGAAAGGAGGTAGTGCAAAATGAAAAAAGACAAAGACTTTAAGCTAAAAATTGTCGAACTTGTAATCCAAGCAGTTATTGCCCTAGCCGCTCTGATTACAGCCATCAAATCTTAGCAAGTTCGGGGAGTAACCCTCCCCTCACTTCTTAGATAAAGTCAATGTCTCATGTTTATTATAACCAATCGAAAGGAGAATGACAATGAAAAATAAGATCTCTGTTTTCTCGCTCCTATTCTTTTTTATCTATGCGGTACGCACAGGCTGGACACCGATTTTTAAAATCCTTGTAATTTTAAATTCTGCCCTTGTGCTTTTACAGACAGCTTTACAATACAAGGAGGTTCTGCATAATGCCAGAAAATGAGTATATCTCTGTTACCCAATTCGCCCAGAAATTCGGTAAGGATGTCGGCAATGTCCGCAAGCTGATTAAGGATGGTCGCATCCCTGCAATCAAAATCGGGAATCAGTGGGCAATCCCTGCCGATGCTGAACCTCCTGCCGATAAACGTGTGAAGTCCGGCGAATACCGCAACTGGAGAAAGAAAAAGGATTCTTCCGAGAAGGACCGCTGATGCGGTCTTTTCCTTTTTTCTCCATGGTATTACTATAACACAAAAGTACGTCCCTTTTGTGCCATCTTTCAGTTTTTTCTTTCCGAAAGCAAATAGAAAAATTTTTTCCGTATTCTGTAAAACTGTCGCCTGCTATACGGCACACCCAGATACTCCCACGGCACACCGTCCGCTACATTACTGAGGATGTATGTATAGATCTCCGCATCCGCTTCAATCGCCGTCTGCTCAATCATCTCTAAGTCCCGCTGCAGCTCCATCCTTCTGATTGCTGTGCTGGCGGTCTTATCCGAAAGCTTGCCGCTACCGCCACCGCTGAGCGGAGGTGAACCAACTTCCGTAATCGACCGCAGGAGCGATTGCTTTTCTCTGTATTGACGACAGAAATATTTTAATTCTCTGTAGCGGTTGCCGGAGATATTATATCCGTCAAGCTTTAAATCTCTGTCCTTCATGGCATCCCCTCATTCCCATAATCTTTATTTCTTCAATATTCTTTCCCACTTGTTCTAAAACATCTGCAAACTCACCATAACTTTTAGCCCTCCTCGGTCAGTTTTTCTGTCATTATTCAGCGCGTAATTTTAACTCTTAATACCCCCTTTTTCTTTAGGTGGATTTTCATTTTTTGTTCAAAACCTTGAAAATCATTGATTTTTCGGGAAATATTCCCTATCAAAAAATGCCAAACCCATGCCAAACTGCCAATATACGTTTTGGCACTCCAAAAACCGTAATTTTCCAAGAAAAACACAGGTCATTTGGATGTAAAAAAGAAAGAATCTGATTGCACTTTTCCTCTCTTTTTACTCTGGCAGCTACCAGTTTTTTTCGATAAAAAATGTACTCTCCCATGGTTTATTTACCTGTTTTTTCTCTCATTCTTTTTGCTTAAAACAGTCTGTCTGCTACTGTAATTTCTCTGAAATTTACCATGACTTAATACCCTTCGCTTCGTTCACACTCAGCCCAACAATCCCTGCACTTTCCCTGCTGTCTGTTGCACGAAAATGTCCTTTCGGATGCTGTGGATACATGAATTCAAACATGGCATAGTTCGCCAAATCGCACAAATATTCTGTGTTTCCGGTCGCTTTATATTTGTCCAAACACTTCTCCAGAGTTGGAATTGCCTGCACAAATCCTTTCCCGTAATTATCTGCCACAGAGCCATATTTGTGAAAGCTTACCCTGATTCTGTTCTTCCGTAACTCGTCAAATTTTTCGCTGTATTCCTTGTTAAAATCCATTATCTTTCCTCCTTTTCTTCATTGCCGCTTCCGCTTCCTCTCTTGTGAAATACAGGTTCTCATAGTCATACGGTTCCCATTCGTCAGCATACTTGACAGCCTTCACCGATACATCCTGCACCTTGTGCTCGCTGATATAAAAATAGTGGTTCGGTACGGTTTCTTCGAGGATTTCATACACCGTATCTCCGACCTTGCAGGGCAGCACCAACAGCCGCCCCTGTTCTTCCAAGTCCCTGTAGCGTTTCAGTTCCTCCAGCCAGTCAGCTTCCTTCCCAAATCCCTCCGCAGTTCTTCTGACCACTCCAAATTCATCCTCCGACAGATGTTTCCGGAGCCGTTTTTCTGCCGCTCTTAACCGGTTAATCTTTTCTTCAAGCGTCATGTTCATCACTCCAATCAATCGCCTGTCCGCAATTAGGACAGAACTTATAATCGTCATAATCTACCTCGTATCTGGTTCTGCAACAGGGGCATAACCACTCGTCAAATATGATCTCTCCATCCTCGTCATACCCATCACCTTCAAAGTCCGGTTGCTTCGGCACATGCTGTTCCAGTGCAGAAATTGCTATACCAATGGCTCCATAATGTCTCTTAAGTTCTTCCAATGATTCCCATGATGGGTTCAAGGGGCTTCCGGTCTCCATAAAACGATGTTTCAAATATTCCAGAGCTTCTTTTCTTGTCATGTTTCTCCCTCCTCACAACCGCATCTGTTGCATCGGCTCAAAATTCATCCAAAGCACCTCTTGCTTTTTCTTTGAAGAATTTCTGGCCGCACTCCATATTTTCTCTTTGTGCCAATCTTTCAAGGCATCATTGTAAAGGTCGCTCTCGTATCCGCTGAGTAAAACCTTCGCCTTGCTTTTCAGCAAAACGTCCAGTAATTCCTCGTGCTGCCGTCTTGTCATTTCTTTCTTATACTGCTTTCCAAAGCGCGTCTCCAACAGATACGGTGGGTCGCAGTAAATCAGAACATTTTCAAAATTAAACCGTCCTATCACATCTGCCGCAGGCTTGCATTCAATCTGCGCGTGTTTCAGCCGCTCCGCCGCCAAAATAATCTGTTCCGGCAGTTCATTCCAATCGTTCAGGGTATAGGCTTTCTCCCTACCCTGCACATCCAGCTTCCAGCCTGCCTTTATTCTGGAAGTGCGAAAGCCGAATCCCATATTTGCCTGCACGCAGAACTTCACCGCTGCATCAAAATCATTTTCTGCAGGTGTGAAAGCTGCATCATAAACCTGCCTGCTGTATGGCATCAAGTAAGCTGCTCTCGCCAGACGCTCCGGGTCTCGCCGTACACATTCAAAAAAGTTCACAACCTCACCGTCCAAGTCGTTGATGGTCTCTATGTTGCTCGGTTTCTTCTGAAAGAAGGTTGCTCCGCTCCCAAAGAACGGCTCAAGGTAACTGTGGTGCTCCGGAAAGAAGGATATAACCCAATCCACAATACGCCACTTACTGCCCGGGTATTTTAATATTGCTTTCATCCTCTCACTCCTTAAAACGGCAAATCATCGTCTTCCAGTGTTTCTTCAATGGGATAGAATCCCTCCTGCTCCGCCAGTCCCATCTGCTTTGCAGGCTTATTGGGTGCCGTTGCGGGTCTGCTCTGTTCCGCCACAGGCTTATTCTCCGCATCCCTCTTGCTGCCCGTAAAATAGCAATTCTCTACAACAACCGTTGTTGTCCAATGCCTTTCGCCGTCCTTCTCCCAGCTTCTGACATTCAGCCGCCCTTCAACAGCGAACATGGCACCTTTTTTCATAAATTTTTCTGCAAACTCCGCCATGGCTCCCCATGCAATGCAGGAGATAAAATCTGTATCTGCCTGTCCATTCTTTTTGAACCGCCGATTGACTGCTAATGTATATGTGGCGTACTGTTTGGAATCCTCTGAACGTGTCCAATCCATTTTGGGGTCGCTTGTCAGCCGCCCCATCAAAATCACCTTGTTCATATCTGCCGCCCCCTTCTCTTGTAATGACTTACCGCTGCGCTCTTTCTTTTATCCGCTTCATGCAGTATGCTTGTCCTTCTGAACCTCTCCAGCTTCTCCGCTTGCCGCTTCCCGTTCCATGCCTTGTACCTCTCACACGTCCCATGGCAACCGACAGTCCTCTCTTGGCATCCGCAGCAGGGGCAGTCCCTTCCGCTTGTGCTATATGTAATGCCTTTACCCATACCCATACCTCCTACAATAAATAAAATCCACCCGTATCCGCAGGCATCTGCGTTTTTTTCTGTTCTGCTTCGTCCGACTGCTCACCACTTTGCTTCGCAAAGCAGACTTCGTCTGCCGCCCCTTCTTGGGCGGTGGGTAAGTAATTCCGTCCGATGATTGCCATAAACTCCTCTCTGGTATGGGTTTCCTCAAATTTTCTTTGGCAATCCTGTTTCAGCCGCAAATCAATCTTATGCCCGTCCCTTCCATGGACTCCCTGTGTCCCTCTGTGCCACTCCGGCTTGAGCCACACCCAGAACCCGTGTTTATCCGATATCTGCCGCATTCCTGCGCCGAAATAAATATGGTGCCGCTCCAACGGTCCGGTTTCTGTGTCTGTAAAATAGCAGCGTTTACTTTTCCCCTGCAAAATGGAATAACTATGACTGCCTGTTCTTGCTCCCTGCATCTGCTTCCGCTCCTCCCTCATATTCTCCGTAGTCCATGCCGCCCCGACGGACAGCCTTCATATATCGCACCCAACCGATTTCTGCAAAGTAGTCCTCGGTCTGCACAATCACATCAAAACCCTTCGGTGGTCTTAGGGATACCTTCCTTTTGGGTTCCTTGATAACCTCCAGCTTTACTTCAGGCTTTTTCAGATTCCTACTGGTGCTCCAACGCTTTGCGCCCTTTCTGATATTTTCCTTGGATATGTAGCTTGCAAGGCGGTTGTCCTTCTGGTTCTTATACAGTTTCTTAATCAGAACAGTACCTTTACCCCAGACATTTTCTAAAATCTCCGCCGCCTCCTTCATACTCAGTCCTTCAAATCCATTCATCACAACATGATGATGCACACGATTCTTTTTGCCTTGACTTTCAACCACCGCAATATATTTCAATTTGGAAAATCCATTTTTATTCCGATATCGGTTCAGCCTGTCTCTGAAATTGCTGAATTCCTTTTTCGCCTGTTCCATCGTTACCTCTGCCGCATAGGTCAGCAGAACGAAATAATCATCCCCATTGAAATTGGCATTGATAATGCGTGTCAGTTTCTTTCTGGCGATTTGCAGATTTCTTTTTGCCTGTTCCTCTGAGGTGAGATTTTCGCTCCGACCTCTTTCGTATTTTTTACCGATGGTTCGAGGGGAGTAAAATTCTTCCACCTCGTATACATCCCCAGACCGAATCTTCTTCCTGTACTTTGGCATTCCCGTTCCTCCTTTTTATGAATAAGAGCGTGTCCATTAAGTTAATTGCTTTATGGACAGTCTAAAGAGACCGCCGCCTCTTGAAAAAACAGTCTCGGGAATACCGTAAAACCCTTGATAAATCAAGGATTCTGTGTTATATTAGATATAAATATGTACGGTCTCCCAAGACCTTCCCGCCTGCGTCAACAGGCGGGCTTTTTTTATGTGTTATCGTGTTTCTTCCTTATATATTGATTCTGTTTCTTCTTTACAAGAGGATTCGCAGTCGCACTGCTCCCCATGGTCCAGATGTGCGCCGCAGTCCTGACAGACCTCATACTTTCCTTTATTCCTTCTATCCGTCATGCCGCTCACTCCTTACAAATTATCCTGTACGCTTTGGCAAAGCGATTGCAGAGCCTTTCTCAGCTTATCCGCTTCTTCCTTGCCTTCGGATTCCTCTACCCCACCGATGCAGGTCAGCATTTTGTTGATTTCCCCCTGTACCGCCTCAAAATGCACCTTAAAAATCGTAATGCCGGATGAGCCTGTCGCTTTCAGCTTCTTTTCTGTATCTGCCTTTACCTGCGCCAATTCCTCCTTGGCTTTCAGCATCGCTTCTTCCGCTTCCTTCTGTGCGGCTTCATGCGCTTCAATGGCTGCCTGTGCCTCCTTTGCCTCTTTCTTCGCTTTCTCTGCATCCTTCTTGGCTTTATCCAGCTTCTTCTGCATGGCTTCTTCTGCCCTCTGATTGGCGGTGTTCTCCGCTTCTCTGCGGATTCTCTCCAGTTCGGATTCGTCCGGAAGGGCTGTCTGCTCTGCCTGCATCCGCAGCTCATCCATTTCACTCTCCATGGCGGCAATCCGTTCCTCCGCTTCTCTCTTGGCTTGCTCCGCCGCCTCCTTCTGGTTAACCAGTGCTTCCAGTTTATCCTCTGTTTCTTTATAGGCGGCATCCACAGCGTTATCCTTCTCTGTCCGGAACAGATCCAACTGCGACTGTAATTTCTCTTTTTCCGCGCGTTCCGCTTCCAGCTCCTTCAGCAGACGCTCCATTTCCTTTGTTGTCATGTCGGCAACCGTTTTTTCTTCCCCGTCAATCTCGTGCGCCTCGCCGATGAATTCTTCTCTTTCGTCTGCCGGCAGGGAAAGCAGGAGCAGTGCCTTTGTTGCGCTGTTCCCCATGTCCGCAATCAGCTGCGGATTTCTGTATTCCTTGGCAATCCGCATGAAATTCTGTGCGGTACGTTCCGAGAACTCCACCTCATTCTGCAACCATGCACCCCATGCGCCATGCGGCAGTGTCAGCTTTGCCTCATGCAGACGCTTCCCAATCTCGATAATGGCGTTGCCTGCCTGTAATTTATAAAAATTGATTTCCTGTGTAATGACCTCAATCGGTCTTGTGATTTCGTTCATGCTGCTGCCTCCTTAGCCTTCTTATTTCCGCCTTTTTTCACGACTTTTTCCATCCACATATCCACAAAGTTCTTCACATCCGGGTTTCTGTCATAGGATGCGTTATGCTCTGTGCGGCATTGGATCACCCTTTTCTTCTGCAATTCCAATGTATAAAAGGGCTTGTCCGGTTCGCTTACCTTTCGCAGGAAGAATATCGCAGTTTCTCCCTCTGCCATACGTTTGATGTATCCGCCGACACAATGATGCAGGGTTTTTCCCTCTGCCGTCAGCTCCATCTGTTCTCTCGCAGGGCGAATGAAAAATTCTCCTTCGCCCCATGCGAATTTTTCCAGCTTTTCTACTGCTTTTTGGAATTTCTCTTGGTCTGCCTTATTCTTTTCAAATTTGACCTGTTCCATTGTGCGGTTGTGTGCCGCCGTCAAATCCTTCGGAAAAAGAATCTCCTTATCGTGTAAATCAAGGTGGAGCTGCTCACACTCTTGCAAATAATCCCGATAGGCTTGTGCCGTATCATTCTGAGATATGCTTCTTTTATCCGGATTTTTCTCTTTCCTCTTGTCCGTCTGGTTTTTAATGTATTTCAGAATCCTTCCTGCATTTGCGTATGTTGTTGCCCTGCTCCAAAGCTGTATATCCACCTTTGATTGCAGCACCAACCGTATCTCGGTATCTGTGACTTTTCCGCCGTATTTTTCCCAAAGGTCATTCACGCGCTGGATATCATTCAAGCTCCATTCCTCCGGCGGCATCAGCTTTAAAATCCGCAGCGGAAATTTGAAGCACTCCTTCAGCTTTTTCCGCTCCCAGAGGATGGCATTTCGGTTTTCCCTGTCCATGCCGAAAATTCTGTTATGTACAATATTCCGATAGCCTGCTTTCCAGAGAAATTCGATGACCGGATACCTTGCGTGGTATTCTAAGAAATAAATCGGATTTTTGTTGTGTCCCCTTTCTTCCAGATACCCCTCCAGATCGGCATACTGCATTGCCGTTCCGCTCAGGGCTTCTTCTATACCGGTGGGATAGAAGAAATAACTGCCGTCATAAATACGGTTGTCTTGCCATCTGGTCCATTCGTCCAGCTCGTACCGCTCTGTACGCATATAGTAGGATTCCTTCCCCTGCTTTTGCCATTTGGCTGTTTTGTTTCTTCTGATGGCATATCTCACAGTTTCTTGAAGGAAATCCTCTATATGCTCCCATCTTGCCGAGTTATCCCGATGCAAGAGCCATTGTCGGAAAAAGACCGTCTTTCCGTCCGTTCCCTTCTGCACCGCAACGATATTTTCAATGTAATTTGATGCAAACACAGAGCCATTCTCCAGAACACAGGAAACCCCTGTGCCGCAGTTCGGACAGTTAACCCTTGTACCCTGCACGAATCGTCTGCCCCTTGCATGGACTTTCCTGCCACAAACAGAACAGGTGCCTTGGACATTTCCTTTTTTATAAATGATTACTCTGTCTTTTGGTAAAACCTCTCTGCGGATGTAGTCAATCATTCCTCCCGGTAAGGCTTCGGGGCAAAGCCGATAGTCCTCATCCATCAGTTCGCCCCGTTCCTTTCTGTCCTTTGTTTTCATGTATTCTCTCGTCTGCATAACCCATTTCCAAAGGTTGTCCAACTGATGATTCCTCGTTCCGGTTGATTTCAAAAACCGTTGCAGCAGCTTCTCCTCCCTCGGAGAAATAAGAACATACTCATTCCACCACATAGATCCGCTGAAACAATCCAGAACCTTCTGCTGCATTCTGCCTTCGTGATTGATGCCCCTTACCTCTTTGCTTTTCTTGGCGCACACAATACGGAAGGAGGGTGTGTTTCTTGCGTATACGTTACAAGCGGTATTTTTCAAGAAATCAACCACAAGCAGACGTTCCCCGTCCACCACGGGCTCCTTGACCGTTACCTTCCAGCGCACTCCGCTTTCCTCGCAGAACGGGGCAAACGGCATTGCTTGTATCTTTTTCAGATTCATGCCCTCGCCTCCTTACAGGAAATCTTCCAGACTGACGCAAACGCCTTTTTTGGGT